GAAGAGCGTGGGATTGGGCTTGGCCCGGAACACGACTGGGCAAGCCATAGCTCGGATGGATTCGGTCTGATGTGCGTCGCCTATGAGGCCCCGGCGAAGAAGCAGCCGGACACGTTTAGACCGAGGAAGGTAGTGTGATGGCTGAACTTGCAAACGACGAGGTGTGCGCCATCGTGGACGCGCTCGTCCGTGAAGCCGAAGACTACCGTGATGAAAGGTCGAAAGACCGCATCAAAATGATGGCCTATTTCGACGGAGAGGCGAAGGATCTTCAAAAGTACATCCCGAGCGAAGAGGGCAAGTCCTCTGTGGTGTCGCGGGATGTGCGGTCTGCGATCAAGAAGGTGCTGCCCTCGATCTATCGGACGATCCTGGGCAATGACCAAGTGGTGGAGTATGCGCCGGTTTCCGATGGCGACGACGATACCGCAGAGCAGGCCACGGACTATGTGAACAGCATCGCCCTGCACGAGTGCAACGGCCGGCAGGCGATCGAGGACGCGATTAACGACGCGGTGCGCCTGCGCAACGGGATAATCCGGTGGTGTCAGGAAACAACCGTTGACGTGAAGACCAGCAGCCACAGCGGCCTTGATGAGATGGCCTTCTCGCAGCTCGTCGCTTCGGACGATGTTGAGGTGCTGGAATACACGGCGCGGGAAGAGGCGATCGAGGGGCCGCAAGGCCCGGTCTCCGCCCCAGCCTATGACGTGAAGATCCGCCGCCGGGTTGAGAACAGCACGCCGAAGCTGTCCGCTATCGCTCTGGAGAACTGGCTTATCCACCCCGACGCGGTGCGCCTGGAAGATAGCCCGATCCTTGGTGAAAAGACGCGCCTTCGCCGCACCGACCTCGTTCGCATGGGCTACGAGAAAGATCTTGTGTGGACGCTCCCGTCCCACAGCAGCCGCGCGACTGAAGAAGAAGACGAGCGCGTTACCCGCCGCCGGGACACGACGAATGACCAGACGGCGCCGCAGAAAGCGCTTGATGAGGTGGACTATTACGACCTTCTCGTGCGCGTCGATCAGGACGGCGATGGTATCGCAGAGCTGCGCCGCATGGTGTTTGCCGGCGGCATCCATGCAAAATACATGCTCGAGAACACCGAGTGGGACGAGATCAATTATGCCGACATCGTTGCGGAACGACGCCCGCACCAGTGGGAAGGGAATTCCGTCTCTGACGACGTGATGGAGATCCAGACCATCAAGACGGTGCTCCTGCGGCAGACGCTGGACAACCTCTATTGGCAGAACAACCTTCAGCCGGTCTATCAAGAGGGCGTCATCCAAAACCCGGACAGCGTGAACAACCCGGAGTTTGGTCGCCCCATTCGGGTAGCCAACGGCGTGGATGTGCGCACGGCTATCTCATACAACGTCGTGCCGATGGTTGCCGATAAGTCCTTTTCCATGCTGGGCTATCTGGACCAGGAGCTTGAGGACCGCACCGGCATTTCGGACGCATCCTCGGGGATGGCGCCTGACGCGCTCCAGAACATGACCGCAAAAGCCTCCGCGATGGTCGAGGCGGCCGGCATTGGTCAGACCGAGATGATGGTGCGCACGATCGCCACCAGCCTTAAGCCAGTGTTCCGGGGGCTCCTGAAGCTCATCATCCAGCATCAGGACAAGCCGCGCACGGTACGCCTGCGGGGCGAGTGGGTCACCTACGATCCGCGCACGTGGAACGCGGACATGGACGCCGTGGTCAACGTCGGCCTTGGCGCCGGCACGCGCGAGCGCGACATGGCGGCAATGGCCCAGGTCATCACGCTTCAGCGCGAGTTGCTGGCGTCCATGGGGCCGCAGGTCGGCATGCAGTACGTGTCCCCTGACAACCTGTACAACGCCATCGCGAAGATGACCGAGGCGGCCGGACTGAAGTCGGTGGGGATGTATTTCAGCAAGCCGGACCCGCAGGCCATTCAGCAGGCCATGAGCCAAAAGCAGCCGTCGCCTGATGAGATCAAGGCNCAGTCGGCGATGCAGCTGGAGCAAATGCGCCTTCAGGGCCGCATGCAGCTTGAACAGGTCAAGGGGCAGCAGAAACAGAGCGAGTTCGGCGCTAAAATGCAGGTCGAGGCCAGCAAAGAGCGCGAACAGCTCCAGGCTGATTTGCAGGCCGAAATAGCGCGGCTTGAGGCGCAGACCGAGATGAAGCGCCAAGAGCTTTCGGCCCAGGCTGCGTTGAACGAACAAAAGATCGGGGCGGATCTGGAGCGCGAGGCGATCAAACAGCAGACCGAGCGCGAATGGATGGACGTGCAGCAGCGCATTGCGGCCGCGAAGCTGATCGCGGATGCGGAGCGCGCAGCGGTCGAGGAAGCCGGGCGCATGCGTGACTACCAGATGAGCGGCAACGTCACCGGGCGGTTCGTGTCATGACGCCCGACGAACAGCGCCGCGCTGCGCAGACCATCCTCGAAATGCCGTTCTGCGTCGCTCTGATCGATGAAATGGAGCGGGCCGCGACACAGCAGTGCATTTTCGCTCCGATCAATGACGATGAAACGCGCCGGAATGCAGCGGCAGAGGCGCGCGCCGTCAAGAGGTTTCGTGATCGTCTGGAAGCCATGGCGATGCCTGGCCAATCCACACGCTCGCGCGGTGCGCCCGCCTAGGGCTTAACAAGGACCATCAACAATGCCAGCAGAAGCCACCAACCCGGTTGATTCCGGGAGTGCTCCTTCTAACCCCTCTCTGTCTCTGGATGACGCAGTCAGCTTGGTCGAATGGGAGCCTGAAGACGAGGCCAACCCGGAAGGCACGGCGGAAGCGCAGACGGACAGCGAGACGGATGATGCTCCCGAGCCGGAGCTAGAGGCCGAAGCCGAACCCGCAGACGATGACGAGCCGCAGGACCAGGAGGACGAGGCAGCGGAAGCCGCCAAGCCCGAGCCTCCCGACGATGTGACCGTCACCGTGAACGGCGAAAAGGTCGCTCTCAGCGATCTCAAGGCCGGCTACATGCGGCAGGCTGATTACAGTCGCAAAACTCAGGATGTGGCGAACAACCGCCGCAGGCTTGAGGAAATGACAGGGCGCGTCACGCAGACCGTGACGGCAGTTGCCGACTTTTTGGCTTCACAGATCCCCGATGCACCCGACGCCACCTTGGCGATGACCGATCCCGCTCGATTTGTGCAGATGAAGGCAATGCACGAAGCGGCGGTGTCCCAGGTCAATGCCTTCCTCGCACACGCGGGAGAGGCTAAGGCCGTTTCGGACGGGCTTACGCAGGCACAGCGCGCTGAGATTATCACCAGCGAGAACGCCAAGCTTGCGGAATCCTTTCCGCAGACAGCCACGCCAGAGGGCCGAAAAGCTTTCTTCGAAAAGGCGGCGGTTGCCGCGCGCGATCTCGGGTACAGCACCGAGGAAATCAGCGCAGCGACAGACCATCGCCTGTTCAAACTTGCGCACTATGCGGCCATCGGGTTCGCGGCTGAAAAGGCCAAGACCAAGGCCGTGGCGAAGGTCGAAGGAAAGCCGCCCGTAGCGCCCACGAAGCGCCTTCGGACGGCAGGGGATCAAGTGGCCAAGAACCGGGAAGCGATGAAGCGCCTTACCCGCTCCGGCTCGATCGAAGACGCAATGCAGATCGACTGGGAATGATCTCGATCCCATAGGAGGCCACACATGGCCGCGCTTTCCAATACCCAGCTCACCACCACGTCGGTGGGCAACCGCGAAGAACTGTCGGACGTTCTGAACCGGATCACCCCGGAAGACACCCCGATCTATACCGACATCCAGAAGGGCAAGTGCGTTTCCGTTCATCCCGAATGGGAAACCGAGGTGCTTGCGGCTCCCGTCGAGAATATCCGCACCGAAGGCGACGAATACACGTTCGACGCCGGCGACACCCCCAAGCGGGTCGGCAATTATACGCAGATCATGCGCAAGACCGGCATCGTCTCCGAGACCCAGGAGACCGTCGATCAGGCCGGCAACGCCAACAAGGTCAAGCACCAGAAGCTGAAGCGCGGTATCGAGCTTCGCAAGGATGCGGAACTCGCGATCATCACCAATAACGCTTCTGTGGCCGGCGCCACGCGCGAGTTCGGCGGCCTGCCGACCTGGGTGGAGACCAACGTCTCTCGCGGCTCCGGCGGCTCCAACGGCGGCTTCGACATCAACACTGGCCTGACCGTGGCCGCGACGAACGGCACCCAGCGCGCCTTCACCAAGACCATCATGGACTCCGTGATGAGCCAAGGCTACAGCGCCGGCGCCAACTTCTCCAGCGTCTATGTGTCGCCCTACGTCAAGTCGGTGTTCGTCACGTTCATGTCGGACAGCGCGGTCGCGCCGTTCCGCTATGCCGTGAGCAGCGGCGACGGCAACAGCATCATCGCCAATGCGGACATTTACGAAGGTCCGTTCGGCAAGGTGTTCATCAAGCCCAACCGCGTCATGGCGGCATCGGCTGGCGTCGCGCGCAACGCCTTCTTCATCGATACCAGCATGGTTTCCTTCCTTTGGCTCCGCAAGATCCAGGAGGACAAGGAAGTTGCACGCACGGGTGACGCGAAGAAGTTCGTTCTCATCGGCGAAGGCACGCTCAAATGCCATAATGAAGCTGGCATCGGGGTGGCCGCTGACCTCTATGGCCTCACCGCTTCGAGCTGATTCACACTGACTTTTCAGTGTGTTATAATAACGAGCCGGGCGCGGATTGGCCTCCCCGCCCGGCTCTTACCATAAGCCGCAAACTTAGGAGGTTCGCGGATGGCTGCAAAAGCCTTACCAGCGCAAGACGTGCTGCTTCAACTGCTTTCATACGATCCGGAGACGGGGAAGCTCTATTGGAGAGAGCGCGGCCCGGGGCGGTTCAGGGACGGCTTCCATTCCGCAGCAACGCAGGCGCGGCAATGGAATGGGAAAAACGCCGGTAAGGAAGCCTTCACGGCCGTGAATGCCGGGTACCGATATGGCGCAGTTGGTGACGTAAATTTCTTGGCTCACCGGGTCATATGGAAGATGTCCACCGGGCTGGAGCCCGATCAGATAGACCATATCGACGGGGACCGACAAAATAATCGGTTCTGCAATCTCCGTAACGTATCGGAGACGGCGAACAAACGGAATATGTGCATCCCACGCCATAACACGAGCGGCATTATTGGTGTTTCCAAAGACGCACGCGGCGGGTGGGAGGCCCACATAACACTAGGGAACCGCAAGAAATCGCTAGGCCGTTTTTTGGCGTTTGATGAAGCCGTCGCCGCCCGCAAATCTGCGGAAGTCGTGCATGGTTTCCATGAGAACCACGGCCGCTCGGCCTAAGACCACAACCCATCAAAAATCTATGGCCTCGCTTCACGGCGGGGCCTTTTCATATGGAGAGTCCCATGTCCGATCTGAAAAAGCAGGCCGAGGAACTCGGGATCGATGTTGACGGGCGCTGGAGCGACAAGCGGCTTCAGGACGAAATCGACAAGGCCCTGGGGGCTCCGAAGGCCGAAGACAAACCCGCGCCGCAGCCGCCGGCGGAGAAGAAGATCCCCGTCCGCATCAACCGCGATTTCTGGGACGAAGCCGGCGAACGCCACCGCAAGGGGCAGATCGTCGAAGTGTCCGTGGAAGCCGCTTTGGACGGCGCCGAAAGCGGCGCGCTGTCTCGGGTGAAGTGATGCGGTCGGCTCACATGGCTCGCGCCATCCGTGATGGCGGGTGGACCCTGTTCGACTGGGACGCCGCGACGGGGCGCACCACGTGGGTAACGACCGACGATAAGGGCAACACGGTGTTTCGCTACGACATGCCGGTTGCCGCGACGATCGAGGACAACACGGCGGCTCGAAATGCTGTGGCGTCCGGCTGGAAGGGGGATTGGCACCGCATCGCCAGCGTCCCCATGCAGCTCCTGTACGACAAGAACATCGGCCTGAACGAAGCGGTTCTTCAGGGCGATGACGCGCACGTGCGGCGGTTTCTGAACGATTCCGATAACCGGGCCTGGCGCACAAAAGAGGGGCGTGTGTGATGGCTGAAATTGTGCGCCTGCGTCCCTTGGAAGTTGGAGACGGGTACAGGTTCGATCCTGACGAGATTTTGAGCGCCGCAAAGGGCGAGCCGTTTCAAATGTTGG